GCCTAAAAGAGGCTGCTTTCACGAGATGGAGGCCAGAACTGGGAAGTTATGAGTCATGAACGATACAACAAAGTTAAGGACCGCAAATGAACGATAAACGCATTACTACCACCTCAATCGACAGAGCGTTTACTACGGAGTTGCAGCCAGTTTATGTCGTATCGAGGCACGGTTACTCGCGCCGTTTCCTCAGCAGAAGTGCGGCGATCAGCAACCTGGCTCACTACATGGTAACCAAAACATTTCGCCGGGCCGGTTTGAATACCAACGAACCAGACGAGCCTGTGTTCAGCAACGGTGTGCTCGTCAATCGAATGGGCCAGCACACTCAGCAATATCTCTTTGCACACAACCGCTGTATGCGGCGCATTCGGCGAATTCTGGAACGCAAGCGCGAAGCACGTAAGTGGCTGGCGAAATGGGACTCCATGCACGACCGCTACGTGAAAGAGCAAGCGGAGCTCCAGGCCAGCAAACCAGAAGGGATCAACTGATGATTGCTTACTTACGCGTTGTTCTATCGGTGGTGATTGTCGCCAGCGTTTATGGGCTGTTCGTTCCGATCCTCATTTCGATGAAGGACACAACAGCAGTTATATCCGGTTTTGCCCTGGCGATTCTGACCCCGCCGTGCATCTACGCCATCTGTAAGGGTCTTGTTGTAACCGTAACTAAGGAAAAAAAATGAAAAAAGCAATTATGGCTTCAATTATCGCGCTTTCTGCCGTCGGTCTCGTTGGTTGTGATCGTGTTGAGCCTGGCAACGTTGGGATTAAGGTCAACAAGCTGGGTGACGATAAAGGCGTTGGCGAAGTGGTAGGCGTTGGCCGCTATTGGACTGGCTGGAACACAGAGGTTTACATCTTCCCGACCTTCAAACAGATGAAAACCTACGACGACGCTTTCAACTTCCAGATGAGTGACGGCACAACCATCGGCTATCACATCGGCGTCGCCTATAAAGTTGATCCGACCAAAGTGACGACGGTGTTTCAGACCTATCGGAAAGGCGTGGACGACATCACCGACACCGATTTGCGCCAAAAGATTGCCGATGCCCTTAATCGTCTCGCAAGCCGCATGAGCACCGATAAGTTCATTGACGGCGGGAAAGCTGAACTGCTTGAAAACGCTCTGAAGGAGATCCAGTCCGACATGGGGCCGGTAGGAATCCAGGTTATCAGTCTTTCTTACGTCGGCCGTCCTGAGTACCCGCCGACAGTTATCGACAGTATCAATGCCAAAGTCACCGCCAACCAGAAGACCCTGCAACGTGAGCAGGAAGTAAAACAACGAGAAGCTGAAGCCAACATGCTGCGCGCTGAGGCTGATGGCCAGGCAGATGCAAAACTGAAGCTGGCGGAAGCAGAAGCAAAGTCTATCCAGATCCGTGGACAGGCCATGCGTGAGAACCCGGAAGTTCTGCAACTGGAGGCCATTAACAAATGGAATGGCACTCTGCCTCAGTACATGACCAGTGGCGCAAGCACTCCATTTATTCAGGTTAAATAATCCACCTGCCCGGCTGAATGCCGGGCTATCTGAGGGATAATCATGAGCGAAGTTGTTCTTCTGGTACCGAATGACTGGGTTAGCGAAAAGGTTCTGATTGCGGTTACCGGGCTTAAGCCCGGAACCATCACCCGCGCCAGAAAAGAATCCTGGATGCTGGGCCGCGAGTACCTGCACATTTCACCAGATGGTAATCCCAAGCCTTCGAGCGAATGCATGTACAACAGGAAAGCCGTTGATCAGTGGATCGAGGCGCAGAAAAAAAATCAACCAGGTGCGAAGACAGCATGAAAAGCAGTACACTCGTCCACGCTCCTGGACGTCAGGAGGGATCAATGGCTAATGCATCATACCCGACAGGCGTCGAAAACCACGGCGGTTCGCTCCGCATCTGGTTTCTATATAAAGGTAAACGTGTCAGGGAAAACCTCGGTGTCCCTGACACTGCAAAAAATCGCAAGATAGCTGGTGAGCTGCGTTCTTCGGTTTGTTTTGCGATAAGGATGGGGAATTTTAACTATGCAGAAAAATTCCCAAACTCACCGAACCTTGCCCGGTTCGGTCAGGATAGAAAGGAAATTACTGTGCTGGAGCTTACCGAAAGATGGTCGGAGCTGAAGAGAATGGAGATCAGCTCTAATACCATGAGTAGGTACGAGTCCATCATAAAAAACATGCTTCCGCGCATCGGCGAAAATAAAATGGTTTCTGCGGTGACCACTGAAGATTTGCTGTATGTCAGAAAGGAGTTGCTGACGGGTTTCCATGTAATGAAGAAGGATCACCGGACACAGGTAAAAGGCCGGAAATCGTCCACGGTGAATAATTACATGATGTTGATGGCCGAGATCTTCCAGTTTGGAGCTGATAATGGCTACGCAAAGGAAAATCCGTTTAGCGGAATTAACCGTCTCAGGAAGGCAAAAGACGAACCAGATCCACTCACGACAGATGAGTTCATCAGGTTAATTCACGCATGCGGCCACCAGCAGATGCGAAATCTCTGGACCGTTGCCGTCTATACTGGAATGAGGCATGGGGAATTATGTGGTCTTGCATGGGAAGATATCGATCTCACTGCGGGCACCATTACGGTTAAGCGTAACCTGACCCAAACGTATGAGTTCACCCTGCCAAAAACCGAGGCAGGCACTGACAGGGTGATTTATCTCATACAACCAGCTATTGATGCCCTGAGGAATCAGGCCCAGTTGACACGCCTTGGCCGGCAGTTTGAGGTTGAAGTGAAGCTGCGGGAGTACGGACAATCTGTCATTCAACCCTGCACTTTCGTGTTCAGCCCTCAATGCGTCAAACGTGGACCTCGCACAGGATATCACTACGCGGTTAATTCGATTAATAAAATTTGGGCCCCGATAATCAAGCGAGCCGGTATTCGTTACCGCAACGCGTATCAGTCACGACATACCTATGCGTGCTGGTCATTATCAGCTGGTGCTAACCCAAACTTTATAGCAACTCAGATGGGGCATACCGATGCACAGATGGTTTACAAGGTGTATGGAAAGTGGATGTCAGAGAAGAGCGCCGATCAGGTTTCTCTGCTCAACCAGACGCTTTCACGCTTTGCCCCATCACTGCCCCAAAGCATGGTAATAGCGCAGTAGAAAACCTAAAATTCAAGTGGTTAGCAGTCGTATCGCTACATTTTTATAACACGGGGCACGAAATGCTCTCGACCATAAAGTGTGCTTATGTTGTGATCGGGGTTCAATAAATCACTAAACAGGGTATACTCCGGAGTTGTTTATTGTACTAAACGCTCCCGTGAGAGGATGCTACAGCGCACCTATGACTCAATTCGCTTCTCCGGTTCTGCATACGTTGCTGGATACCGACGCGTACAAGCTGCATATGCAGCAAGCCGTGTTTCACCACTATCATGATGTCCATGTTGCGGCGGAATTTCGCTGCCGGGGTGACGACTTGCTGGGTATCTACGCAGATTCCATTCGTGAACAGGTCGAGGCCATGCAGCATCTGGCGCTCACCGATGACGAATATCAGTGGCTTTCAGGCCTGCCTTTCTTTAAAGCGGACTATCTGAACTGGCTGCGTGAGTTCCGCTATAAGCCGGAACAGGTCACCGTCACCAATGATAACGGCAAGCTGGACATTCGTCTGACCGGCCCGTGGCGCGAGGTGATCATGTGGGAAGTGCCGCTTCTGGCCGTGATCAGCGAGCTGGCCCACCGCTATCGCTCCCCTGAAACCGGTGTGACGCAGGCGGTCGCCGCTCTGGAGAATAAACTCGTTGAGTTTTCCAGACTGACCGAAGGGCTGGATATGTCCCGCTTCCGTCTGATGGACTTTGGCACGCGCCGCCGCTTCTCTCGCGAGGTTCAGGAAGCCATTGTCAGACGTCTGCAACAGGAGCCGTGGTTCGTTGGCACCAGTAACTACGATCTGGCACGTCGCCTTGATTTAACGCCGATGGGCACCCAGGCGCACGAATGGTTCCAGGCGCACCAGCAGATTAGCCCTGACCTTGCCAACAGCCAGCGCGCCGCCCTCGCCGCGTGGCTAGAGGAATACCCGGATCGGCTGGGTATTGCCCTTACCGACTGCATTACCATGGACGCGTTCCTGCGCGACTTTGGCCCTGAGTTTGCCGAACGCTACCAGGGGTTACGCCATGATTCCGGGGACCCGGTTGAATGGGGTGAGAAAGCCATCGCCCATTACGAAAAGCTGGGTATCGACCCAATGAGTAAGGTGCTGGTCTTCTCCGATAACCTTGATCTGGCAAAAGCCGTCGACCTTTATCGCCATTTCTCATCGCGGGTGAACCTGAGTTTCGGGATTGGTACGCGGTTAACCTGTGATATCCCTCAGGTTAAACCGCTGAACATCGTCATAAAACTGGTGGAATGTAACGGTAAGCCGGTCGCGAAGCTCTCCGACAGCCCTGGCAAAACCATCTGCCATGACAAAGCGTTTGTCCGCGCATTACGTAAAGCCTTCGATCTGCCTCAGGTTAAAAAAGCCAGTTAACGGCTTCGGGGGAGCCTTCATGGCTCCCCTTCTCTTATTTATTTCTTATTTCTTCTCTCAAGACGGTGAAATTTACTTGTCTGATAGCGGATGGCAGGTAACATAGATATCCCCCCTATAAGGGCGGACAAGTGTTTATTTTTTCCGACTATTAACAGAGAGAATATTATGAGCGTTGTGCCTGTAGCCGACGTACTCCAGGGCCGTGTCGCCGTTGACCAGGAGGTCACCGTGCGCGGATGGGTGCGTACTCGCCGAGATTCTAAAGCTGGCATCTCCTTCCTCGCCGTCTATGACGGTTCCTGCTTTGATCCTGTACAGGCCGTCATTAATAATTCTCTGCCCAATTACAATGATGACGTTCTGCACCTGACAACCGGCTGTTCCGTGATCGTCACCGGTGTTGTGGTGGCCTCTCCGGGCCAGGGTCAGAGCTACGAAATTCAGGCGACCTCGGTGGAAGTGACCGGCTGGGTTGAAGATCCGGACACCTATCCGATGGCTGCAAAGCGTCACAGCATCGAATATCTGCGTGAAGTTGCGCACCTGCGTCCGCGCACCAACCTGATTGGTGCGGTTGCCCGCGTGCGTCATACGCTGGCGCAGGCGCTGCATCGCTTCTTTGACGAGCAGGGTTACTTCTGGGTTTCTACTCCGCTGATCACGGCATCCGATACCGAAGGCGCAGGTGAAATGTTCCGCGTTTCAACGCTGGATATGGAAAACCTGCCGCGTACGCCGGAAGGTAAAGTGGATTACGACAAAGACTTCTTTGGTAAAGAAGCCTTCCTGACGGTTTCTGGCCAGCTGAACGGCGAAACCTACGCCTGTGCGCTGTCTAAGATC